TTATTCAGCCCAGAAAAAGGTCATGCAGTTACTCACTGTCGGTGGAGGGTATTGCGATTTTCGGAGCGCTGACAGGCCTGAAAACTGGGAAGGTTTCGGGTACAATATAATTTTCCTCAATGAGGCTGGGATCATCTTAAAAAATGATTACCTATTTACCAATGCCGTTTTACCGATGTTAATGGATTACGATGGTTCGATGTTAATTGCTGCCGGAGTTCCTAAAGGTAAGTTCGTGAAGGAGCGAGAGCATAGGTTTTACAGTTTGTATAAAAACGCAATGGCAGGGGTTAAGGGTTATCGTTGCCTGGAGTTCTCGAGCTACGATAATCCGTTACTTTCAAAGACCGATATTGACGATCTGTCACTTGAAATAGGTAGAATGAATGAGCAGATGATTCAGCAAGAGATCTACGGAAAGTTTATTGAAGGTGCAGCAGGTCAGCTTTGGAGCCAAGTCGATATTGAAAGGGCTCGGGTAAATGTAAAACCTGATTTAAAGCGAATCGTGGTGGCCATAGATCCTGCCGTTTCTAAAAATGAGCATAGCGATGAAACTGGCATTATCACTATGGGTTTGGACTCTTTGAATCATGGCTATGTACTGGAGGATAATTCAGGTAGATACAGCCCTGACGAGTGGTCAACTGTCGCATTAAATCAGGTTAAGAAATGGAATGCAGAGGCAATAGTTGCTGAAAAGAACCAAGGAGGTGACATGGTCGAAACGATTATAAAACATAAGCTTTTAGGATCTGGGATCGCTGTTAGGATAAAGTTGGTAACAGCTACCAAGGGAAAATATGTGAGAGCTGAACCGATTTTCGCTCTTTATGAGCAAGGAAAAGTATTTCATGTCGGCTTTCATCCTGAGCTTGAAAAGCAGATGATTAATTTTTCAGGCTCTAGTGATAAGTCCCCGGACAGGGTTGACGCTTTGGTTTGGGGTGCTACTGATTTGCTACTCGGACGGAAACCAGCGTTTGGTTTATAGTAAATCATTATATTTCAAGAAAAAAAGCGATGATCAAACAGATTCAGGACGTGATAAAGTTTTTCACCTTTCGAGGTCGGGAGGTTAAAAGATCCAGTTCATTCGTTGGGAGCTACGCCCCTTTTATTGGAAGTGATGACAAGACGAAATATGTCGAGGATTTTGAGAGGGTAAAATACGTTTATGCTGTTATTAGCTGGATTGCTAAAAAGAGCGCAAAAGTTCCTTTTACAGTCTTCCAGTCTGATAAGCAAGGGAACAAAACCCTGTTGAAAATTCATAGAATTCTGGAGATTCTGGAGCGGCCTAATAGTTACCAGAGCCGATTTCAGTTCCTTTATCAGGCTTATGGTTTCTTACTTTCGACAGGATCTTTATACATCTACGTTCCGAAGTTAAGCTCTGGCCGTTGGACTGAAGTACATGTCATTCCAAGTAACTTTGTTCAGCCTATTTATGAGCAAGCTTTTAAAGGGCCGTCAGGCTTTTTGATTACTGATACCGGCCGTGTAATTCCCAGAGAGGAAATGATTTTCATCTTTAATGAGTCTTTAAAGTTCGATCAGGTTGGAGTTGGCGAAGACGGGAACAGCCCAATGAATTCCCTGAGGACGGTTACTCAGAAGACCAAGGATATCGACACAGCCGACCTGGCAGCTATTCAAAACGGTGGAGTTGCTGGAATTATCACGGATAGGCTGGCAGATCCTATGGACGATACCCAGAGAGCCAGAGCCGAAAAGCTTCTGAGCGAAAAGGCATACGGCCCAGGTAACAAGGGTAAATGGTTGATGACTTCTGGAGATATTTCATTCATTCCGATTGGATTGAGTCCAGTAGATTTGAACCTGTACGAAGCGAATAAGCAAGTCCTCAGGGATATTTGCATAGTCTACCATATCCCGTATTTGATCTTTGACCAGACGGATGCGAGCGCAAGCTTTGGAACCTCAATGAGAGAGGCTAAAAAACAAGCTTATACAGATGCGATTTTACCTATTGTCGAAATGTTCTGTGATGGAATGAATCATTTCGGCTTTGATGGTTTCGGTGTTGGTCTGGGATTGGATTACGATACCAATTCTATTGAGGAACTTCAGACAGATGCTAAGTTGCTGGCGGAAACTCTGAATATTCAGTACTGGAAAACTATCGGCCAGAAGCAAAAGGAATCGGGCGTAGAAGTGGATCCCAAATACGAAAATGTTTACCTCATTCCGAGTGGTCTGGTAAGGCTGGAAGAATACGATATTGAAGCGATCATGTCAAAGGCTAAATTTGGATCCAGCGAAATAGGAAAATTGTTCGATGAATATTGAGAAAATCAACCGCAAACGTGAACGCCTGGAGCTGGAATTCAAATTAAAATTGGATCTGGTTTTCAGAAAGCAGTTTGCTGAATTCGAGAGAGCCGTAGACAGAAATCCAAAAGGAGCTGTTAAGAATATTGACAAATATTTCGAGAAGGGAATAGAGCCGGTTTATAGGCAAATGATAATTAAGACCGCTAGAGCTTTTCAGATAAATGAAAAAGAGCTTTTAAAGGCTGGGTTCTGGGAAAACTTAATAAATGACTTTTTAGAAAAGAACGGAGGCGATCGGATTACGGAAATAATTGATTTTAGTAGGCGCTACGTCATTCAAAGGCTCCGACCTATACTTACAGAGGGTATCAGTAATGGCGAAGGAATTTCGGTAATTTCGAGGAAAATAATAAAAGACATCGGAGAGTATAAAGGTCGATTCGCTACTTACAGAGCTGAAAGGATTGCGAGAACTGAGATAGTCGGAACCAGTAATTGGGCCTCGATAAATAGTGCGAAGGCCACAGGACTTGGAAAAAAGCTGAAAAAGAAATGGCTTGCTTCAGTAGACGGGAGAGAGAGAGACACCCACAGGGAAATGAATTCAAAACGGGCGATTGAAATGGATGAGTTTTTCGAGGTTCGGAGAGTGGACGGAGGCTTTGACAAGATGCAGTATCCGGGAGATCCTCGGGGGAGTGCTGGAAATGTTATTAACTGTCGATGCGCAATTATTTACGAGAGAGCTTAATTTTCAAAAAAAAATATTATCATTGAATCATGTTAAAACACGGCCAATACATAATCAAAGATTTGGACACTTCAAAGCGGATGGTGACTTTTGCTTTCGCTAAATTTGAGGCCTACGATTCTGACGATGATTATACTCAGAAAGGGACTTTTAAAAAAACCATGGCTGAGCAGGGGCCTTCTGGAGCTGACCGGATTGTTCATCTCTGGAATCATGAAAAGAAACTTTTGCCACCTATCGGGAAAGTCGTTGAAATGTTTGAGCAGGACGATGCACCGTATGCCAGGTCAAAAATGCTGGGATCTCAATTAGCGACTGACGTTCTGGACGCCTACCAAGAGGGAGCTATAAAAGAGCATTCGTATTGGGGGAAATCCTACAACACTGGACTGAATGAGAGAGGCGGAAAGCTCATAAAAGAGGTCAAGCTTATGGAAGTTTCCACGGTAATTTGGGGAGCGCAAGAAATGGCAAAGCTCGTAGAGATTAAGAAAAGCGGAGCCGTTGAAATGGAATCTTTCACTGATCTGGGAAAGATCCGAGAGCATTTAAATGCCCTGACTGATTACATTAGAAAGGGGAAAGCCAGTGACGAGTTCATGAAGGAAATAGAGTACGAAATATTGAAAACCGCTGACATTATCGAGACACTTGAAAAGTCTGGCCGGCAGGATCCACCAGAAACAGTAGAGCCGTTTTTCGGCATTGCAGAACTTTATAAATTAAAATCTTTCTAAAAAACCATTCTAAAAAAATGACAAAAGAAGAAAAATCAGAGCTTATTGAGCTGATCAAAAGTGACATTAAGACCACGGCACAGGCTGAGGCAAAAGGTGAATTCAAGAAAGCAGAGGATCTGCACAAAGGTCTTGAAGATAAAATCGAAAAAGCTCTCGGAGATCTGGTCTCCAAGTCTGATTTCGATACCATGGAAACATCGCTGAAAAAGCAGATTTCTGACATGGCCGAAGGGAATAAGAGAGAGCTTTCGTTCTCTGGAGAAGTCATCAAAAAACTTACTGACAATAAGGAATTGATTACTTCATTCACGAAGGGACTGAGTACCAGCGTCCAGTTTGACATTGTGAAAGTGCCTGGAATCTTTACGGGTGCAAACTCTTTGGGAGCTACCACTGCGACCACTGCTTATGCAGTAAACAATAATTCCGAAATTGTTCCTTTGGCCAGAAGAAACAGACACGTTCGAGAATTGCTGGGAATGGGCCAGACAGACGAGGCGGTTTATACTTTCCTCAGAGAAACTGCTAAGGAAGGAGCAGTCGGGGTTCAGGCTACTGAGGGATCGGCCAAAGCTCAGGTGGAATATAAGGCTGCGCTTGCGACAGCTACTGAATCGACCATTGCGGCTTTCCAGTTGATCGGTCGTCAGACCCTGAGAAACGTAAAGGGAATCGCAACTTTCATCAATACGATGCTGGTCGCTGATTTGATGCTGAAAGAAGATACGGAACTGTTTTTCGGTACTGGAGCTTCAGGAAGGGTAGAAGGTATTTTCAACGCTCCAGTAGTTTCGGCTGCTTTTGCTGGGATCCCGACTTTCAAAGTGGCTGCCGCAGTTCAGAGTACCTACGATGCGATTGCCGGTATTTGTGCTTTGTTGGCGAATTCAGAGTATCAGGTAAACTTTGTCGGAATTCACCCGGTTGATTACTGGAAGCTTTTATCGGCTAAGGATACCACAGGAAAGCATTTGCAGAATATCATTTTCGATTCTCAAACTTCGATGCTTTACGTTTACGGAGTTCCTGTTATTGCTACCACTGCTATCGCTTTGGGTTACATTGGAGCAGGAGATAGTAGATATGTGATGCCGATGGCCTTGGAAGGAATGTCATTGAGATTCTTTGACCAAGATTCTGACAACGTTCAGAAAAACCTTATTACTGCGAGAATCGAGGAATCGATCATCAACGTAGTGAGAAGAACAGATGCGTTTTTCTACGATACCATTGCTAATGTCCTGACGGCCATTACTCCAGCGTAAGGGGAAAAAGTACCTGTGATAAAGACCCGTCTAAATGGCGGGTTTTTTTGTTAATTTAAGTCCCAGCAGAAAAGAGGTTTAAAACCCTAAACGATAAAGGAATGATTGAAATAATTAGCAAGACAAAAACCGGATCTGAGATCGCAACGCTGGCGGAAGCTGTGCTGTTTTTCAGGTCGGAGGATTCTGGAGGTTCTGAAAACGCTCTGATCGAATCATTGATTACTGGAGCAAGAGAAGAAATCGAGAACCAGACAAACCTTTCTTTGGTAGCCAGTACCGTTGTGATTTATGCCGAAGATTGGTCTGGATTTTTACCGTTTTCTCCAGTAGCAACTATCACGACCACGGTTGAATATACAGGCCAATCGATGCCCTATATCAGTGTCACGGACGGGATTGAAATCACATACACGACCTTGGCAAAAGGTGGAATGGATCTAAAAAATGCAGTCTTGGAGCTGGCGTATGACTGGTATAAAAGAGGGGAACCGAGTTCATACATGCCTGAGAACGTAAAGAGGGTAATTAAAAATCGGAGGCTCAAAGGTTTTATATGAAACGGGATAAGTTTATAAAGGTCTACGATACTACGTATGTGGAAACCGCAACTGGAGGCTCAACCGAAACGACTGCATTATTCTGGTCGGGCTGGGCAAATGTTACTGAGAAAGGATATTCGACAGGATCTGAGTCGGGCCAGTGGACGGGGATAAAAGGAACGAGTTTTATTATCGTAAAAAATCCTGTTTCAGCTTTGATTACCACAGCAATGAAACTGGAGTACAGAGGAAAGACTTACGTGATTGGG